CCATCGGCGCTCCTTTCGGGTCTTCCTTTCCGTCAATCCAGAATTTGAGCCGCGAATCTTTTAAGAAACAAATGGCGGCGGCAGTTTCCCATATCTTGTAAAAGTGTCTGGTGTTCGTGGCCACGGGGATTAACAACAGAATTTCATTATTGCGGCGCGAAAAAGTTTCGGCGGCTTTATTCACCCAATTAAGGAGAGAAGTCTTGTCTTCTGGGTTTCTACCGTAGGGCGGATTACAAAAGATGTTCCCAAACCAATCCTGAGTTAATCCATGGGGCGGGCCAAAAGAAACGTGCGCCCCAACCATCGAATGTTCATTAGAGCAAGGGTCTAAGTCAATTCTCCCAAACAACTTATTTGCGGCGGCAATAATTTTTGGTGGAGTGTTCCAAGATTTTATGGTGGAATTATTTTTACGGCCTGCGCTCATCATTATTAACAATCTTTGCTCTCCACAATGCCATACTCCCTAACCATCGCAACACAAAACTTCTTTTGGCCGCGCAATTTATCTAGTGGAAATTTCCCACCAAGAACCGACCTACCTGTTCTGTCTCGGGCATCAACAGGACCAACGTCATATCTCTCAACGAGTTCATATTGACTGTCTGGCGGGGAGTTAATCAGAGAAACTTTTTCTTCGCCGCTAAAATAAATATAGTGGTCGTCGCCCAGGATTAGGAGTTTATTGGGGAGAGTGGTCATGTTTTTTCTTTTTGCGGAGGATGTATTTGTCGTTTGGATAATAAAATGTGCAACCACATTGTCCAGCGTTTTTATGAGTTGAATCGTGGCACCATCCTGAGTTTTGGTAATGATCCTTGGGGTAATGGCCGCAATTGCATTTCACGCGGGCGTATTTTTTATTGGCGGCGAAAATAATTTTACGCGCTTGATCAATGGATTTAATTGGGGACGGATTTTTCATTTGCTGATAGAAGAAGCTCTAGACGATTGCTCCAGTGCGTTTTCGGATAATCACTGGGTTTTTGGGTGCATCTAAATGATCTTAGTGCATCTGTTGCGATTTCTTCTAACTCCCTACCTAGGTCCATCAATTGATCAACCTTGGCGTCAAAGGAATTGGTTTCGTCGTCCTGCATTATTTGATCAGCAATTTTCATATTATGGATGGTCGCGCTCCCAATCTGGTTTTTCTGGATAGTTTGGCTCCCAAGGGTCTTTTAGGACCGTGCCCTTGTAGTCTTTGTCTCTAATGTAATCGCACTCTTTCCATTCGCAAGTCACGATTTGTCCGTCACTTGTTGGGCCGCGAAAGAAATCGCATAAACTGTACATGCCGTCGTCTTCGCTTTCAATTTTGAATTGGGTTCCAGCTAAGAACGGCCAAACGTCGGTGTTGAGTTGTGCGTAGGAGTCGATCATGTTATTGTGCCCGCGTAAAAAATGTTGGCCCGTCATTCTTCCAAAGCAAGTTTGCTTGATATACTTCGGGAGAGTTTTCCTTGTGCCTAAGCGCAATCTCTCGGAACCAGCCGAATTGATAGTCGTGCTTTTTTAATTTAAGCTTAGGACGCTCGGCATCATCATGTTTAATGTTCCCCTCTTTATCGCGAACAACGACTAAATGAAACAATTCGTGGTCAATCAAAGCCTTCTTCTGCTGATCATTTAGCGCATCGTATGCGGTCTTGTCAATCGTAATTTCTGCGTCGGCGAATCCCTTGACTCGATTCTTTAGTGAGTTGGCGCGGATACATGCGAGCGCGGGGTATCCGTTGGCTTTTACGGGATAGCCGCCTTTATCGTCAAAAGCCATGACAGCTTCGATTGTAACTCCTGCTTCTACAAGCTCTGGGTGGAACTCGTTGATAGTTTCGTTGATGAGGTCGGTGATTTCGGGGGTTGCTTGGTCGTAGTTTGGCATAATGTCTGGGTGTTTTTGTTTTTTAATTAATTACTCTTGTTCTTTTTGAAGTTCTCGGGCATAATCGTAGCCGTCCCAATTATCTACTCCAGCGCCCTCAAGGCATTGGAGCCACTTACTGTCTTCGAGTAGAGATTCGTATTCGGATTTTGGTATTGTTACTGTTTCGTTCATGGGTTTGTATTTTAGGTTAAGGGTGAGTGGTTGTCAAGGGTTGTTTGTTAAATTCTTGGATGTTTAAAAGCGAGAATGCTTGTTTGCAGTCTTTTTCTGTGATTCCAAGCCTAGAAAAGAAAGTGGCTAAATGCATTTCCCCGCCAGAGATTCCAACACATCCATCATACCAGCCACCAATTCTCAGCCAGTTGGCGGATTTGACGTAAGTGATGTCGATGCCAGAACGGTCTGCGTCTTCGGGTAGGTAGAGTGTTTTAGGTTTTGCCATATTACCAAGGAAGAATAATTTTACCGATATTAAATAAAGTAAGAAAAAATACAGTCGCGGCTAAAATAATTAACGCCGCTGGTAATGCAATAACCCACTGCCATCCTACGAGTTCGATAGTGTGGGGTGATGTTAGCCAGTCGGCGAGAGATTGAATGAGATTGGTCATATGTTAGCTTACCTCCTTAACGAAGATTGTCAAGCGGTTTTTAGTAAAGATGCAAATCCCTCATCGAAATATACATTCTCAGGAATTTCGCCCGAATAAATTGCCGCCAGTTCTTCTGGGGTGTACCCGTTCAAGCCCACCTTATTTTCTTGCGCCACAAAGAATTTTAAATGGGGGCGGCTTTTTGCAAAGGTATAGAACTTTTCTATGGACTCTTTAATTGTAGCTAGGGGGCGTGATCGTTTTGCTCCAGCTTTATCTACGGTGGGAATAGCGTATGACTTTCCTTCTGTTCCAAGCATCGGTCCCTCGCCCACTCCTTTGACGTTCCACTTTCCTTTGGTGCCATTGGGCCAGTCTTGGTAATTGTGTTTGCGCCAAACATTTCCAGCCTCATTAAAGGTGGCCCAACCCGCTGAACCAGCGCCAGAAAAACCTTGAGGGTTCGATCCAAACACGAACACTTCGTCGTCGGACAGGGTTAGCTTGGGGGATTTGTATGTTTTAGTATTTTGGCTCATTCAGTTTTAAAAGTTGTTCGGCGATTCTTTTTCGTTCATTATATGTTGCACATTCCTGCTCATACTTGCAGTGGTCATTAAAAGCCGCCCACCACGCCTTTTTCCAATCGTCTAAGGAAACTTTGTCGTAGCCAGACCAATTACAGACCGCTCCTGCGTCGTGGCCCATTTGGTCAATTAGTTGGGCGTAGATTTCTTTTATTTCTAGTTCGGTGTATGTTTTAGTCATTTTTTAATCGCCGCATTTAAAATTTTCTCGAATCTTTTTGTTTCCTTTAAATACCTTTCTTCGCTCCATTCGCCATTGAAGTTTTTGACGCAAGCGTTGATGGCAATGTTCCAGAGTTTTTGGGACAGAGTTGGGGTTTTAGTCATTCGCCAACTCCTTCATCCGTGGCAAAATTTCGTTCAACTCTTCTCCCAACAGGAAGCGACAACAACTAAATTTCACGGGCGAAAATTCTTTGCCGCTGTCACTTTCTTCTTTCGTGTCTAGGATTTCGAAGAAACGTTTGGTGAGGGTTTTTAGTTCTTGGGTTTGTTCTTTAGTCATGTGTCGATAAATACTCTAATCCTTGGTTTGCTTACTGTTCCAACATTCGCCCTTTCAATGCAATAAGCTTCATCAAAGTCTCCAGCGGCGTTTCTAACTTCTACAATAACGTCGCCTAATTCTTGGAGTTTTGTTTGGAGGTGATTGATTAGTTCTGAGATTTTCATGTTAGTTGTTTTGCCAATTTAGCATAAACTAAGTCCTTGTCAACGTTATACCAGCCGCTAGTCTCTAAAAAGTTGATTTCCACCAACCCATACGACCCATCGCTTCGTTGGCCAATATCAATAGTGAGATTATCTTCGGGCGAGAAATAGTCGTTTCCCCTGATTTTATTAGCAAGGTAAGCAATATCGCCGTCAACGTCCGAACAACTTAACGGCGGGTCTAAAATTTCCCCGTTAAACATGTATGCCGAAACGTCAATAAGCTCTTGCCCGACAAACAGACACCGCCACTCATAACCAATTTCTTCTGGGGCCGCAACGAATGCTAAAATCTTTTCGCCGTTTCGTTGCTTTAGGTAGAGGAATTCTTCGCGCCATTTGTCTTTTGAATATACTTGGCCCGCGAAAAGTTTTTTGCAAGAATCTGGGCGAATGAAGAGCGGCCAATTAATTCCTAAACCAGTAATTCTTTCTGGAGCGTCCCACCAGAAGGTTTGACTGATCATGTGCTTATATAAGTATGGAACCCAGCACCGAGTATCGAATCTTTGCAAATTATGCCCAAGTCTAGTTGCTGTCGTCACCGCTCCGCGCATTACGAAGGGTGTTAATGGGATTGGCGTTAAGGATAGGTTGTAGTCAACAACACAGAAATATTTCGCGGCGATTTCCTTTTCCTCGTCGGGGAAGACGTTGGGTTGCCAGATTAGTAGTGGTTTGGTCATTGGTTTAGTCTATCCTTGATTTGGCACATGTCAATCACTTTTTTCTGTTCGCCCTTAGTTAATCCCAAGGTTCTCAGGTGTTTGCGGATTTTGCTCCAAGTTGAGAGTTTGTCTAGGGATTTGCAGATTGATGGGTGAAAGTTCATTCTCCGTGATACTGCCAGAGTACAGCATTACAAAAATTATGCACGGCCCCAATGGTTAATCCAGTGTCGTGATCGTGATGGAGGTGGACTGGATATTTGAAAAAGTTTTCTGGGAAGAGTCTCTTGTTTATCCAGAGTTTAGTTATTCTTTTAGGTGGCGGACCTTCTAACGATTCGCCGCAATGGGAGCATAGCCCATTTTGCACTCGGATATATTCATTGCGAATTTTCCAGCGTTCGTTGGGTGGTATGGAGTTATAATCAACGGGAAAAGTCATTTTGAATCGCCTCTCTGAGTTTTTTTACTATCACTGGATGACATATGAAGGAGTTTCCATATTGATAGATTTGTGGGTCGGGAATGGTTCGGAAATTGATTGGACGTTTCTTCCACTTATTTCTAATGCGTTTTTTCTTGCTTCGGGGGAAGCGGAATTGGATTGTTTCTCCATGTAGGGTGTAAATTACAGCAGGTAAACGGTTCGTCAAGTTTTTTCTTTCAAATGTTCATTTCATACAAGGATTCCCCGCTTTTTGTCTCTCCCAATGACGGAGCGCCAGAAACGGGCCTATCTCTGAGTCATTTAATTGCGGCGAGTAGTTGCGATTTGACATTTGATGCTTCTTTGGACCCCGCCAAGTATATCGGGAAGTCGGCAATCTCTGATGATTTTCATGTTAATGCGGCGAAGGCTACTAAGTTGGCGTTTTCGTATATTCCATTGGTCGGTCTAAACACCTTATCGGGGATTTCTGCTGCGTCAACAGGTATTTTTAACCTTACGGGCGATTCTGCATCGGGCGTGTCGATTCGTCTTGGGAATTTTCTTTTTCGGCAGTGTTATTTGGATTCTCTGACCATTAGCATTAATCCCAACCAACCAATCAGAGCCAATGCAAACTTCTCGTGCTACAATGAAAGCGGTATTGAAGGCTTATCTTATTCTGGGCTTGGCGGGAGCCATAATTTTACTACTGATACATCTAGTGGCACGGCTTTTTCCGCTCTCCATGCTTTGGCCTCCTCTGTGAGTGGGCAGTCTATTTCTTTACCAGAGAGCAAAACAGAAATTTCTATCCAAACGACCTGCTCGCGAACCCCCGTTTATGAAGTGGGGTCAACTTATCCGAGGACTGTTCTCTTAAATAGCGTAACGCGGCAAACTTCCGTTAATGGAGAAAACGTTGGCGAAGTTATTTCTTTTTCTGGGAATAGCGCCGTTTTAAATTTAAAGTTGGCCGAGTTCGGCAAGCTCATGGACCCAACATTTAATGCGGCGACTGATTATCGCGTCAGATTCGATGTCACTGGTAGGGTTGTGTCTCAAAACATTTCGGCGCAAGTTGGGCGCACGGTTGAAGGTTCAGTAAATATCTCAGAGAATATCTTCTAGGTTTTTCGGTTATTATATAACACACATGGCTAAATCCCCTCCGTCCAAAAAGAAGGCTGCTGATAAATCCCCCAAAGTATTTCAACGAGATAAAATCTCCTACGACCTACATATCAGGGAACGAGACGATTTAACAAGCAAACAAGTTGATATTCTAAAAGCCGCTCTCGACAAGGATACAAGGGCCGTTGCCGTGGACGGTTTATTTGGAAGTGGCAAGACTTATATCGCGGTTCTTGCTGCCCTTAAACTTCTTCAACAAAAGAAAGTCGATCAAATCATTTATGTCCGTAACCCAATCGAAAGCACCAAGAGTGGTAAGGTGGGGTTTTTAAAGGGAGAACTTTCTGAGAAACTCGCGCCATATACTTGTATTGTTTACGACAAATTGGAAGAACTTCTTCCTCCGTCAGAAATCGAATTACTGAAAGAAGAAAACAGGGTGGATTCGACAAGCGTCGGGTTTGTTCAAGGCAAAAATTGGGCGTGCAAAGCCGTTATCGTGGATGAAAGTAGCAACCTCGCGTGGGAGGACTGTATTATGCTTTTAACGAGATGCGGCGAATTCACTAGAATTTTCTTTGTTGGCGACTCTGTAAATCAGAATTACTTGGCTAAAGATCAGTCTGGCTTCCGCAAAATGTTTGATAAATTCAATGACCAAGAATCTCGCGACAATGGCTTCCATTGTTTTGAGTTAAAAGAGGCGGCTGACATCGTTCGAAGCGGATTCGTTAGATTCGTACTCGAAAAACTAGAGATTATTAAAAAACCTCTATAATTTCCATAATTTCTTAGGAATTTTCCCTAATTAGTTAATTTTCGCCACTCCTTGGTTGTAACATAAGAATATGGATCAACAGGTTGTGGCGGAATATATTGTGCAAATTGCTTCTGGGGCGGGGACGCTGTTTCTTTTGCTCTTTAAGTATCGGGAGACAATCGACTTTGCTTTTAAAGTGGCGAAACTTTTATGGAAGCCGTTCCATTGGACGGCTCTCTTAATTAAAATGCCCTTTCGTTTAAACGAAGAGGCTGTTGCTGCCAGAGAGCGCATGGATAAGGTAGAAAGTACAATAAACGATCTAAACAAATTCATTAAGAAAGAATTAACGTATAACGGCGGCTCTTCCACTCTTGACGCTATTCGTAGAATAGAAAATAGAATAATTGAACAAGAATACGCTCAAAATACCCTGCTCTTGGATTCTGAAACTGGATTTTTTCGCTGCGCATTAGATGGTAGAAATAAATGGGTCAATAGAACCTATGCTCGTTATTTAGGATGCGGGACTAGCGAGCTTCTTGGTTTTGGTTGGAAGCGTTTTATTAAAACAGAGGAATTGCGTCGTTATAACGAAGTTTGGCAGAATGCGTTTAAGGACGGCTGCGAATTTGAAGATGTGATTGAATTTACTGACGTAAATCATCACGCCGTTAGGTTAAAGATTGCGACTTGCCCGATTATTGATGACAAGGGGCAGATTCTTTCTTATGTGGGAACGGTAGTGGCGCTATAAAGTGTAAAGTACAGTTAGGCATTTTTAAAATAATGCTTACTATTGTATATGACACAAAAATTTTGTTTCGAATGTGGCACGAAAGCCCCTTCTATTGCCGCTAAATTCTGCTCTTCTTGTGGAACATCGTTAGATATTTTGGGCGCTAAAAAATCTTCGCCCGCAAAGAAAATTGTTGCCCGAGATGTTGATGATGATGACGAAGATGGGTCTGATACTTTTGAGATTCCCAGTTTATCAGCTTTAAAGGCCGCTTCGAAAGTAAGAATTGAGGGCGATGATGAAGTTGGGTTTAATTCTTTCACTTTTGGAGCAGACGGTTTTCAACCAGCAAAGTTCACTTCTACTCGCCGCTAATGCCGTCCACCTTCGAAGAAAATTACCAAGAAATTCTGGATGTGGTGAAAAAATACCACACAAAATGGCGACTAGATATTCTCCATTGGATGGATTACGACGACGTTTCTTCTGAAGTGATAGCCCATATTTGGAAAAAGTGGCACCTCTATGATCAATCTCGCCCGTTAGGCGGATGGGTCGCCCAAGTTTGTCATAATCAAATCCGAAATAAACTTCGCAACCATTATACCAACTATGCGCGCCCGTGCATTAAGTGTCCGAGTAATTTAGAGGGCAACCACTGCGCCATCACTAGCAACCACGAACAATGTTCTGAGTGTCCATTATACGCACGCTGGATGGAGTCGAAGAAAAACGGTTACGACATCAAAATGCCCTTAGAGCTAGAAAACCATGTGGCCGAAGTAAATAACATGCCCTCAGACGAGGTAGATTATGACTTCGCTATTGAGAAGTTAACCGTTGAGCTAAACAAGTACTTAGACGCGAAAACCTTGCGCGCCTATTTCATGCTTAATTTTGAACATAAGGACGAAAAAGAAGTAGCTGCTTACCTTGGTTTTAAACCTCGCCCACAAAATAGCGTGGCAAAACAAATGTTGGAGTTCAAGAATAATTTGTTGATTAAAGTCAGAACCGTAATTCGTGAGTCTGATATTCCTGAGATGTGGCGATAATATGGAGAAAAAATTAACAGACGCCCAAAAGAAACTAATCCTTGACAATTTTAAGGACCATCCAAACATTGAGTATCTTACTCAACTCGTCTTTGAAAACGACAAACTTGATGGTCGTTCGTGGCAAGGAAAATTAGTTGCCGCGTTCCTCGTGGAACAAAAATTAAATTATAAAACCACAAAGTTCCAAAAACGGGAACCAGTGCGCGAATTAACCGATGACGACAAGCAGTACATTATTACTGCTATCCAAAATGGCGACACGATTGTTAATGTGGCGCGGATTATTTTCAAGGATGACTCGCTTAAGCGTTTGTCGGCAGAATGGCGGCGCGTTCAGACTTATTGCGAGGTTGCTGGGCTAAGTTCCCTCAATGATGAGGACGAAGTGGCTATCGGAGTTTATCAAGCGCCCAGAGAACTAATCAAGTTGGTCAATATTGTCAACGGCGCACTCGGAACAAAAATCGAAGTTGATAAAGTTTCTGGGAAGTACAAGGCGTATTTCGACAAGCTAAAAATCAACCTCGACAATTCCAAACTCAAGCGCATCCTCAATGCTTACGAGAGTAAGAAAGACAGGGAGTTGTTTGTGGATGAGTTCGTTCGTCTTACGTTTGAAAAACCTGACTTGACGCCAGACGAGTTGAACCTTTACATGCAGATTGTGCGCGACGGGATTTCCTTGGAAGTCTTGGAAGCTAAAATCAATAAAATGAACCAAATGTTCATGGACATTGAAGAGGCGAGCGAATTAAATCAGCGGTTTTCTGAGAACTTGAAGGCGTGTGTTGACGAGAAGAATCAAGTGACTAAGCGCATTGCTGATACCACGAAGAAGCTACAAGGTGATCGTGGTGAGAGGTTGAAGAATCAAGGTAGGGATGAGGTTTCATTCCTAAATATCGTTCAACTCGCACAAGAAGAGCTTGAGAGAAAGAATATGCTTAGACTTGCAGAACTCCAGAGGGCGGCGATTTCCGAAGAGGCTAATAGGTTAGAGAATCTTGATGATTTTGTTTGTAGAATTATGGGTGTGTCAAAAGAGGAGGTAATTTAATGTTTTTTTGTAAAGAATGCGGAGAAAGTTTCTCTTCCGAACGAAGTTTGCACGCGCACTTCAAAGCCCACAAGCTAAGTGTTCCAGAGTATTACTGCAAACACTTTCCAAGAAAGGATTTGCTCACTGGCGCTCCGTTGGAGTTTAAGCAGAAGGATGAATACTTTTCAACTTATTTTTCGGCGCGGCAAAATTTGATTAAATGGTTGGACAAGACCCCCGTAGAAAAGAAAGCTTCTGTTATTCTTGATATGCTGGAAAAGAGAGTTAAAACAAAGTCGCTCACTTTAGCTCCAAGTGAAGTGGAGTTGTATTTTGCTGGACTTCCACCCATTTCGGAATACAAGAAATGTTTTGGGTCATATTCGGCAGCGACAAATTCTTGCGGTGTTAAGCCAATGTTTTCAGGTATGCTTCCTGACAAATGGAATAATGATTTCTCACGCAAAAAGATATATTGGGATTCTAGAGAGCAAAATCCTTTGCGATTCGCGAATAGCGAATGTTTAAAATTGGACACAGGGGACTATTCTGTTGGCGGCGAAGATTTCTGCAATACTTTTGTTGATAGGAAATCGTTAGATGATTGGGCGGCGACTCTAGTTGGCGACAATTTCGAAAGATTTCGGCGCGAAATCGAGAGATGCAAGAAGCAAGAGTGTTTCTTGTGGGTGGTCGTAGAGGCTCCATTAGACGGGATAGAAAACGCCGCTGGACGTTCTTATCACAAGCATAATCTTTCCTATGTTTCTCATCAAATGAGAATTTTGCAACACTCCTATCCCACGAATCTACAATTCGTCTTCTCGGGCGGGCGCGAACAGAGTCAATTAATCATCCCCAAGCTATTGTGCTTGGGCAAGCAATGCTGGAATGTCGATATAAACTTCTGGCTCAAACAACAAACCAACATAAATTTCTAACATGGGATGGGCACAAGGCTTGCAGCCAGAGAAGCGCAGCGGGCACGTTAATAAAGAACTTGCCGAAGTAGAGGGTTTTCTTGAGGAGAAGGACGCCAAACTTTGGTTGGAAAAATTCTTTAGAGAAAACCTTGGACTACTCTCCAAAATTCTTACGGGCGTAGAACTATTAGAGTTCCAAAGTATGATGATTAAGGCGATGTTTAATGTCGATTATTTCCTTGCTATATGCTCAAGAGGCAGCGGAAAGAGCTTCATCTGCGCTATTTTTCTTATCTTATACGCCTCATTGAATCAGGGAATTAAGATCGGAATCATCGCCAATTCATTTCGCCAAAGCCGTCTCTTAATGCAAAAGATTATTGATCTGCGTCACGATCCCAAGGCTAAATTTTTAGCACAAATGATTACAGACAAGGATATTTCTTTGAAAAACGATGAGTGGGTGATTAGAATTGGCCGTAGTCAATTAATCTGTCTTCCGACTGGCGATGGTTCAAAACTCCGTGGTTATCGTTTTAAGGTAATGGTTATTGACGAGCTTTTGCTTCTTAGCTCTAAACTCATCAATGAAGTTATTCGCCCGTTCTTATCTACGAATACCGATGTTACAGAAAGAAAAAAGGTCCGAGAGGCCGAAGATATTCTTGTGTCCCAAGGGAAACTAGAAGACAAGGACAGGATTCAATGGGGGAACAATAAATTAATTGGTTTATCTTCGGCGTCCTATTCTTTTGAATATCTCAAAACAATGTATGACGAATACGAGAAGGCTATCTTTGAAAAGAGGGCGGATAATGCGAAATATGGTATCTTCCATATATCCTACGATTGTTTGCCAGCGGAACTCTATGACCAAGCTCTTATTGCTAGCGCCAAAGCTCAGATGAGCGAAGCGCAGTTTGGTCGCGAATTTTGTTCCCAATTTACAGACGATAGTTCTGGTTATTTCAAAATGTCCAAGATGATTGCCTGTACATACCCAGATGGAGAGGGTCAACCCGTGGAAGCTATGGGCGAAAAGGGCGCTACCTACATCATTTCTGGAGATATTAGCTGGTCAGAATCGGATGGCTCGGATGATTTTGTCTTCCATGTGATAAAGTATTTTAGAGAAACGGATATTGGTGTGGTGGTTCATTCTTATGCCCTCCCAGGAACCGCCATGAAAGAACATATCAAGTATTTTCACTTTCTCTACAAGGCGTTCAGTCCAGAATTGATTATTTTTGACTTCATGGGCGGCGTGCAATTTTTATCGGCGGCAAATGAAAGTGAATTATTTAAGACTGATGGAATTGAAATTAAAACTATTGACGTTGAAGTGGAAGACCCCACTAAATATCAAGAAGACTTAAAATCTATTCGCAATATTCATAATCTATCTGATAATAGAATCTGCATACAGAGAAAACCGTCTGGCAACTTTATTCGTCAGGCGAATGAAATTCTCCAAGCCGCGTTTGACCATAAAAGGCTGATGTTTGCTTCCATGGCTATAGACGATGATTTCGTAAAGCAAACGTCTATGCCCGTGCCAGTGAACGATTTAAAGTTCTTGCGGGAGACGATGACTATTAAGCAGAATTCCGTAGATTTTGTGGAAAACCTCAAGGACAACATTAATATGATAAGAACTCAATGCGCTCTTATCGAAGTTGCCAGCACCCCACAAGGGAATCAGACATTTGACTTGCCGCTCAATCTCAAAAGACAGAGGGGCGCTGGAAAAGCTAGAAAAGATAGTTACTCGGCATTAGTCCTAGGAAACTGGGGATTACAAATCTATCGAGATATGATGGCCACACCAAAAGAAGACGATTACGGAACATTTGAGCCGTTTATTTGTTAATATGAGCGACGAATCTTACTTGGATCACCTGAAGGAAGAATGGGACTACCTCAAGAGGAGTCCAGTGTCGTTGTTTCTTTGGGCGATATATTGTTGGTTTGAAAGTTGACAATAAGTTACTTTTTGTTGACTTTGTGTAATATCCCTATATGGCAAGAAGTTATACGAAGCGCGACGAATCTTACTGGTCGAAAATCTCCCAACCAAAGTCCGAAAGTCAGGAAATCTCCACCGCTTCGACTTTTGAACCTGAATCTTTCGGTGATCCATTCGTAGCTTTTGGCTCTGAAATGGCCCGCGCATCGACAAGATCAACGTCAGAAACTTCTGGCGGGCGAATTAATCGCGCCGCTATTACCCCAACGATAGACAAATTCTCTCAGATTCGGCAAATGACAATGCCGTATTCTTACGCCAATGGTTGCGTGAATATGAGGGATGCGGTAGAGCTTACTCAGAAGGCGTATGCTAACGTAGCCACCTACAAGAACGCTGTGGACTTGATGAGTGAGTTCTCCAACACGGAAGTCTATTTGAAATATGGCAGCAAGGCTTCTAGGGACTTTTTCGCCCGCTGGTTCCGCAAAATTAACCTTTGGAACCTCAAGAAGAACTACTTTTTAGAGTATTTTCGCTCTAGTAATATCTTTTTGTATCGTGTAGATGGGAAGTTTTCCGTAGAGGACTTTCTAAAACTATCCACGGTTTATGCGGCAGAAGACGGCCTTTCTAATGACGAGATTCCACTAAAGTATATCTTGCTTAACCCGTATGACATGGTGGCGAATAATACCGCTGCCTTTACGGGAGAATGTTACGAAAAAGTACTTTCAAAGTCAGAACTGAAGCGCCTCAAGAATCCTATCACGGACGACGATAAGGAATTGCTGAATGGTTTGCCTCAAGACGCCAAAGATTTAATTAAAAAGGGCGCATATTTTTCTGACGGCATTCGAATCAAGTTGGACCCCAAGAAAATTCACATGTCTTTTGCTAAGAAGCAGGACTATGAGCCTTTCGCAATTCCTTTTGGATGGCCAGTATTGGAAGACATTAATGCCAAGCTGGAAATGAAACGCGCCGATCAAGCAATTATGCGGACGGTGGAAAACGTCATTCTCTTGATTAAGACAGGCGAAAAAAAGGACCAATACGGCGGCGGCATTAATCAAAACAACATCGAAGCCCTGAGAAAGCTATTCATGAACGGCACAACGGGCCGAACTCTCGTTGCCGATTACACTACAAGCGCAGATTTTGTTTTGCCAGACCTAAAAAAAGTTCTCGGCCCCGAAAAATATACAATCCTTAATCAGGATATTCGGGAAGGCTTGCAAAATATTATTGTGGGCGAAGAAAAATACGGAAATACTCAAGCTAAGATTAATGTATTCCTAGATAAGCTCCGTGAGGCGCGAAATTCTTTCTTGGAATTCTTGCAGGCGGAAATTAAACGAGTGTCCAAAATTATGGGCTTTCGACAGACGCCCGTTGCCATGTTCACAGACATTTCCTTACAGGATAATACAGAGCTAATGCGCGTAGCTAATCGCTTGGCCGAATTGGGTATTTTAACGCCACAAGAACTCATGCGCGTGTTTAAACGCGGCGAATTCCCCGACGATGACGAGATTGGAACAGAACAAGAGCAGTATATTAAAGACCGCAAGGACAACAAATGGATGCCCCTTTCTCCCGTGCCAGTGATTCCGAACCCCGCGCCTTTATTGGACCCCAACAAGGCTGTTTCTGGACCGTCCTCTACGAAAAAAGCTAAGACGATGACTCCAGCGGGGAGGCCAAGTGGCTCCAAGGCGTCAGTCTCTCTTGAAGCAATCAAAGAAATTACTTTGGCCGCGAACAACCTTGAATCTTCTATCTTGGATATGGTAAAAGCCAAGACTGGGGCCGAATTAACCGCCGAACAAAAAACTCTCGCCCGCGAACTAACTGAAAAGGTTGTTGCGTCGTCTGAACCTAGCTCTTGGAACAATCGGGCGCTAGAATGTGTTGAAACGCCATCTAAGATTATTGATTTGGTTCCGTCTGAGGAGATTCAGATTCTTGCGGCGGAGTCTGGGTTGGATGATTATGCGGCGGCTCTGTATGTTTGGGCGGCGAATTGATAGAATCGCAGGCTTTTAGAGCCTCTTTAAGTTTGAAGAAATCTTCGGGAGCAAAGAGGCTGTTTTTTAGAAATTCTTGTACTGCCACCTTTAAATCATAAGCCTCGTCTTGACCGATCCAATGGCCAGTCTCGATTAGGATTTCGTTTTGGGTTTCCAATTCTTCGATTCTAGCGTTTAGCCTTTTAACACTCGCCGCCCTATCTTTTAAATCGGGGCGGTCCATTAGTTGGTGTTTTAGTTTGACCTGATTGTCGTGGTTGGATTTCCACATGTCTCGGTCCTTCTCCATTTCTTGGATTCTGGCAATCTGGCTCTTGTAATAATCTGACAACCTAGCTTCTTGGGCTTTTTCATGGGATCGCTCTCTCCATGAGTCTCGGTCTTCGGCCATTGAAACTAGAGCAGCTTCTAACTCTTGGATTCGCATCCAAAATTCTAACTCGGCATTATTTGGCACTCCTACATATTCGTCATATCGGTATAGTTTATATGGATTAATTTTTTCACCCGTTTCTTGGATTGAGTATTTCATGGATAGTTGTGAACAATTTCGTTCTGCGGATAATCGTTTTTTACGCGGCGGTCAAGGTATTCTGTGGCGTCTTTTAGAGAATCATATTCGTCTTCCGATTCTCCCGAATAAAAGGAGAGCCAAAGCGGCCAGACTACTTGGAACTGAGGATAGAAACTATTGCCGACTTGTTTAATTCTATATTTCATATTAGTCTTGTCCGTGGTATTGGATTTCTTTAAGGATTTGCCAATGTTGTTTATTCTCTTTTATGGCCGCAACTTCTTGTTTGTGGGCCTTAAGGTCTTTGGCCATTTTGCATATATTTAATAGGTGGCCGATTGTTAAAGGATGTTCGCCGCCGTGTTTTTGTTTGGCGGTTTCTAGGATTCTGATTAGCTCGTTCATGTTAATTTCCGCCTTCAAACGCTTCGATTACCTTAACCACATAGCTTTCTGGGGCTGTGAATGAATGGTCCACCCAAACCAATCTACCGCTTGGGTCGATAAGGAGATATGCTGGCATTGCGGAGCAGTATTCGTATTTCCAGCCTAGTTGTTCGTAGTCTTTTAGTTTCATATTATTTCCACTCTTCGTTATTAAAATAATTCGTGCCCAAAGTTCTTAATTCTTGTAAGCGGCTAATAAAATCATCTAGGTCACAAATATGAATGCAATCATCGTCGCCATCAAAGATTCTGGTTAAATCTACGCATCCATCCCAAGAGACTTTTGCTTCATACGCCCCTTCGTAATCA